GCGCTAGCCGTGTAATTATAACACTTGTTTTGAAACTTGTATGTTTTATCGTCTATTTTATCAATAGTAGGTGCTTTAAACACCAGACAGTTTCTATCATTACATACTTTTCTAAATAATGTAGACAATCCCAATCCCAATAATATAGAAATAATTATCTTACCAAAATCACTATAGATAAGTCGTCTTAAATACATATATAATTTACAAATATTTTATAAATTATATATCAAAGTGTTTTACTATTGTAGTGTATTATTGAACTTTATACTCTTCAATATCACTTTCATTAGTAGGACAATCTACAGCATGCTCTTGAAATTTAAAGCAGTTACCAGCCTTGTCTTTATATTGTAGTTTGTTTGTATTGGACGGATTAGGATATACATAAATTACCCTTTTTTTTGGAGACAAAACATAAGAAAGAAACAACCCTCCAAAAAGTGCTAATAAAAACACCTTTACATCAATAAACTTGTTTAAATTCATATATATTATACCAAGATAAAGTTAACGTTGGGATATATATACTTCACACCATAATAACTGTGATTTAATATACGTTTTTTATTATTTCAAACCGATTAATAGATACTTGCTTGTTTTCTATGGAAACATCCTTGAACTCAATATATGTTTCTTTGTCATCCTCCTTTCTAATTGGTTTAATTGTTTCAATGTTACATTCTTGATATTGAATACCTCTTTTTTTAATAAATAAATCAAGTACTGGTTTATGATATTTTTCAAATGCGTCTGCTAAAAAAACCTTGTTTTGTGTTTTATTATACTCTTTGACTAACTTAGCATAATTACTAAGGGTTTTTTCAATTTCTTTGGAAGTAATAATAATCCCTTCTTTTTTACTTATCTTTTCTTCATACTCTTCATTGGTAACATCGTCTTGTTTTTTGATAATAAATGTGTTATTTTTTTCATTATATGTTTTGGTTAATTTTTCTATTTTACTACTTAATGTTTGTAACTTGGTTTTAAGTTTTTCAAATCGGGACACAACATACTCTTCGTCTTTTAATTGAAACAATAGGTCTAATTTAAGTTTAATTATATCTGTTTTAATAACCTCTATTTGTTCGTTGATATATTTTACTAAATCACCGTATAACTTATAGTTCGCTAATTTAATATTAATATTTAAATCACATGGAACTTCTGCATTGCATTTAGCAATAAGGGATACTTCATTTTTCCCATTGGTTGCTTTTTCAACAAGACGTGAAAAATCAGTCCCTCCCTTTTTTTTACACTTGATACAGGTTTTTTTACCGTCGTTGCTTGTTTTTTTACTTTTCGATTTCTTAGAATTTTTATTCTCATATTTTGATTTTAATTCGTAGTAGTTATTTAAAGCATCGCTATACTCATTAATTTTACTCATTTACTATTAAATGTTATAAAAATTTTTATGAAGTTTCACAAAATCACTTTCAAATTTAGGGAGATTTGTAATTGTTTCGTTTCTATTTTTTAATTTTTTATCTGTAATTTGTTTAATTTTGTTTAGTATATAATATTTTTTAATATTATCTCGTTGTTTTAATTCTTCTAAAGTAGGTTTTGTCCTCCACTTATAATACAAAATACTACCTATTATAATGAAGAAAAATAACAATAAGACAATATTGATATTTATTTTTTCACGAATCTGTTTTTTACTTCTACAGTTTTTTAAGGTTTCATTTAAGAAATACTTAACGCCTGGTTCTATCAATGATGGTTTATTCATACAGTATAATAATTAACAATAAATAATAATACAAATCTTTACAAATAACATTTATAATTATTATACAATTAATATATATTACATGTTTACATTTCTACCCGTCCATTTATTAGTAATAACCATATTTTTTATATTAAGGTTTTATAATCAAAAGATATCTACGTATACACCCGAAAGGATGCTTCCGGCTAAAGGTGCTTTACCAAAGTTTCTAATTGTTCCATTTCTTTTAATAATAATGTTTATCATTCAAGGCGTTAGTAATCGTAAACAACTATTAGATCGTTGTAATGTAGACATGACACAAACAGCATTTATGACATCCGCTATCACCATATTTCTGATATTTGGAACCATCATTACACTTGCTGAAAGCATACCCATATTTAAGGCGCCATTCGACAATACATTTGGATATCTATTTTGTGGATTGAACATGGAAACAATACGTACTATAGTAAACAAGGTATACGTTCCTGACATACGGAACGATTCATCCAACGTATTAGAAGTTATATTAAACGACGAGCGTTTGATGATTAATACAGTTCGTCCTTCTAATTTTAAAATGAAATTAATGCCATTAAATATACCAAATACAAAACGAGAAAACAATGTTATGATGAATTACTATAATTTAGTATTAAAAAAAGATTTAATTGGAACGTTTGTATTTTACGTATTGGCAGCCGCATTAGCAGTTTTAATCAACAGCGAATCAATGAATAACATTAAATGTAAAAAAACAGATGAGGATATAGTGAAAAATCTAAGTTCTATTGATGTAAATCAATTGTAAATCACATGTTGTAAATTTAGAATAATATTCAATAATAATTCATTATTTAATATCATTTTATTATAAATGGATTCTTCTGAAGTGGCGCAATCAAAAAATGAATTTAATAAAAAGGTAAAAGAAGGGGGTGTTAGCAATGGTTCGATTGGTGGAATATACATGATACTAATTATTTTATTGGCATTTATTCGTTATCGTATGACAAGAATAAAGAATTATTCAAAAGACATGTTACTACCAAAGAAAAACTTTCGACCTTATGTGTTGGTTCCGATATTAATTGTATTGTTTACGGCAGCACAAGGATTTATCAATTCTAGTGTGTTAAAGGGTCGGTGTGGAAATCCTATGTATATTGAAGCATTTAGCACTGCTTTTGTTACTATGATTTTTATATTTGGTATGATTGGTTCGCTTATTGAGGCGTTTCCATCGTGGAAACGCCCATTTTACAATACATTTGGAACTCTTTTTGTAAGGCTTAAAAAAACAACTAAACAAGAAATAGCAACCAAAATATTTATACCTAGTTTAAAGAAAAAGGATACACATTTAAGTGAAAAAATAAAGAAGGATATCAATATTATTCTTAAAGAAATAAACCCATATAATTTTCAATTGTTTATGAATAATTTAGATGTTCCAGTAAACGAGACGACATCACAATTGTTAAAGAAACTGTATAACCTTTTCCTTAAAAAGGATATTATATCTACAACATTTTGGTATATATTAACAATTATCTTAGTTGTAACCATTAATATGAATACTATTATTGGAATGCCATGTGATAAACCTATCACTGTTTAATCATGTAAACTTGGGAAATGTAAGATAGTATAAAATAAATAAATAACATAATATGGCTAAAAATATTGTAATCAACCAAATAGGTAATACTGTCTTCTTTCTAGAAGCCAATCCAAACTGTCGTAACGAACCATCTTTACCATAAATAATGGATGGTTTTACAACTTGAATAACAGCAAATAAAATAACAAAAAGAACAATAGAAACTGATGTAATATTTTGTCTAATAAACAAGCGAAACATAATTATATATATACTATTAATTTAATAATTTATTATTTACTAAATTAATACATTTCATCTCCATCCATATCACCAAAATCGTCATCTTCTCCCATTGCCATCATATCTTGCATCATTTCTCGTTGAACCAATTCTTGTTCTTCGTTATCTTTCATCATATCTTCCAATGCGACGTCTTCTTGAAAACTGCTCATCTCTCCCTCTTTATTTTGTATAACCTTTCTCATTTCCATTTCTTTAGACTGTTCTTCTATTTCTCTATCATATTGAGACGGGTCATAAATATACAGTGCCTTTGTTTGACCGAGGTTCCAATCTCCTAATCGCAAGTTTTTCATGTAGTCTTCTGATTTTCTGTCTTCTTTATTCATATTTTTCAGTCGTTCTACAATACCGCTTTTTTCCATTTCCTTTACATTTAATACATTGTTTTGTATCTCTTCCATAGAGTAATCAATGTTTGATTTTTGATGGTGTAATGTTTCTATAACAACCGTCATCAATTCACTCATTTTATCCATCAATGTTTCGTTACTTTCTTCAAACATATTTTCTTCTATATCAGGATTATCAAATGGTTTATTTACTTTTGATGTTTCTTCTATATCTATATATGTCATCAAGGATTTCAACAATAGATGCTTGTATAACGTTTTGGAAACAGTAGTATTTAATACAGACTTTTTATTACCGCCATTCCCAAGTATATCATTGTACACTGGTATAAATGTAGAAAATTTATATAGTTCTTCATTTTTTTTAACCAATTCGTTTAGGACTGGTTCGATTAACTCATCTTGACTAAATTGATGAAAATTACCAAATTCGGCTTCTGATTGTTTACTTAACTTTAGCGCGTGTTTATCACTTAAATTCCAGTATGGATTTTCAACATTTACAGAAAAAATCCTTTTACCCAACACTAATTGAGGAAATAACCTACATACTTGAAACAATGCTTTCTTTAAAAATTCAATACCATATGCGTTTGTTTCATCTTCGGTTGTAACATGTTCGCCACCTTGTCTATCTTTAAATTCATCAATCGATTTAATAAATTCAACTAATGTCTTCTTCTTTGCTTTTGACTTTTTGATATAGTTCCCAAGTTTTCCTATTATATTTGTATTTTCCTCATTCAATACAATCAAAAAGTCTTTTATATCATTATCTATTTCTTCAGTAAACATTAAATCAAATCGTTCCAATACCATTGTCAAGGAATCCATTACACCCTTACTCAATATATCATCTGGTTTATTTGCCATAAGTTGTGTTTCAAATCTTATTTTGGGAGAGATATACGAATCACGAAACCCTTGGTAAATAATATTGCGTTTTGCTATTACATTCATTAATTCAATCAACGAATCTTTTGAATAATTACCTTCTTCTTGTTTCATTTTTCTTATTTTATCATTTAAACTATCATATTGAGTAAACGAACTTTCGTTTGTTACACACAACCGCTGTAATTCATCGTCTAAAATTGCTCCAGTGTTGTATTTACAATACTTAATAAAAGCAAGATAAATTGTATTTTCACTATATGTTGTATCTACGGATGGATAAACCAGTTTGGTATTTTCATCATTGTACAAATAGGGCGCTTTTTTAAGTTGGTTGTACTTAACTAATTTAACCATCATATCCTTGATTTCATTGTTGCGCTGAATAATCAATGGTTCTTTATCTACAAAGTAAGCAAAACTATTTTTGGTTTCATTACAACAAGCATTTTCTAGAAAAGGAACATTGTTTATGGTATTTAATTTTAATTCCTTATTGGATACAACACGTTCCATATCTTCCTGTATTAAAAAGGATTGGTTAATTACCTTACCCATTAGAGAAAATATATAGGAAAATTGATTTAAGTTTCCTTTCGCGATACTTTCACTTAATAATCTATCAAAATTACCAGACACGCCTCTAGTATCATCCACCGTAACTCGATTTAAATAAGGCAAAAATGTTTCCCAACGCATTATATCAAATTCCCCTCTACCCGCTTCCAAATCTTGATTTAAGATCAACCAACCACGTTTTTCATCTAATTGATTTAATATATCTACGTTTACAAGTATTTTTTCCTTCATAAACTTCATTATTTTTTCTACAAACTTTTCTTTTACTTCATTAAAGTTAGACCGTCTAGTAGATGGAAGAACATTCCAAGGACGGATACTACTTTTCAGTTTTAAAAACAAACATGTAATATACGATACTATAGAATTATCTCCTCCCTCTTCCAATGGAAACCCGTCAAATGACATTACACACCCTTCATATGTTGGTGCATAATTCAGATGAGGCGTTATCAATTGAATACCAATTACATACAATCCAATTACAAGAAATATTTTGATTTCATCCTTGTATTTTTTATAAGAAGAAACCTTTGTTTTTCCCTTACTTTTCAACTGTTTTACCTTTGTCAAATATTTCTTTTCACTTAATACATATTTTTTCATAAACATAATCACGTATTTTATAATAAATTCGTGCTGTTGCGTGGTGTT